CAACAACTCTTTGAGATGCTGGTTTTCCAATGGAAAGAATTTCTCCTCCAGAAGCATCAGCAGGAACATAATAATCCTGAGTGGTTGCTGTTGGATTAGTTCCAATGGCAACATGAACACCGACACCTTTTGCTATCAGGCGCAAACAATCTGATTTATGTGCAGAAACAGCTGTTCCTGTAGATGCTGATCCTGTTACAGCAAAACTTGAGTTAACTCCAACTGGTTTATGCGCCATTATCCTTTAATGTTCATTTTTATAATAGTTATTTATAACTTAGACACCATCGGTGGTTTCTAACTCATCATCGGAAACTTCAATTTCGTCTTCGACTTCAACTTCAATTTGATCTTCACCACTAAAAACCGAATCGGCTACTAGAGG